TGTAAACTCTGATGGATCTGATAATAAACAAGTCATAGATATTTTACGTATTGGGTTTTGTCCATTTTGACCAAAGGCATTTAAATCCATGTGCCAATCATAAAAACCTTTTTTAGGATATACTGTAAACTGTGCAGGCTCTGTAAGTCTTACGCCGTCAAAATAAAAATGATTTAAATTTACAATGGATAATTGATTCTCAATAACTTTGTACATTTGTGGAAGTTTATCAAAAGGTATCCAAGATATAGTTGTCACTCGTTTCTTCGTATCGTATTTACCTTTATCTCCACCACCAACCAAAGCTTGTTCGGGTGCACATTGGTGACCAGCATCAATAATCATTTTACATTGTTCAGGTGTAAAAATTGGCTCTGTTGTTTGAGCTACATAGGATTGCCATCGTGGCATTCTTGGTATCATTCGTTTTGCCCCGATCCAGTTCTAGAAGCTATAGGATTATAATCA